GTTGCCACAAGTTCATCTGTATCAATGTAGTCATTTAACACCAAGTCATCATTCAATAACTTAAATGGATTATTCAGTGTGGGTCTTAAATACTGATTAGATTTCCTCCGGTCAAGATTTCCTGTCTCTTGAAGAATATATTTTATCTTATCCCAGAACTTGTCAACCTCTACATCATAGTAATAAGACTCATTAAGATAAATACTCTTGTTGAGTCCTAAGTCAAAGTTATTGAGAGTAGGGAACAGTCCTTCTCTATTACCACTAAGAAGTCTGCTATGCTCACTTCTCACTTCTGTAACAAAGTCCTCAAGTCTCTCCCTTGCTTGCAACTTCGCTGTCTCATAAAACAGGTACACAAAGATAATAGTAACCTCAATAAAGAATGGCAAAAACTCCTTAATAATTCTAAGGAGTTGTTCTCTATCTGGTAAGTCTCTTGCACCTGTCTGGTCATAGTCCATTTCCAGTCTAAGGTCAACATGATAGTCATTCAAAAAATCTGGACTAATTACAATGTCCGTTTTTACATCAGAGATAATAGAGGTAAGGTATTCAATAACTGTAGTAGCACCTTTTCTGGCATAAAGGTCTCCGAGGATAGGAAGTAACTTTCTCAGATATACTTCTGGAATACCATTAAACAGAGGTAAACCATACTGCTCAAAGAGAACACCTAACACTTCGGAAGGAGTTCTCTCTGGGTCATTCAGATTTAAGATACCATTCAATTCATCTACTACAAAGGAATATCCTCCATCAGATAACACCTGTAAATATCTCTTGAGGGCATAGTCAACCATACTGTCAGCATTGTGGTACATAACAGGAAGTGTATTATATAATTTTCCACTGAATGTTTTGCTGTCCATTACTTTTGACATATATTACACCTCCTTCACTTTACCACCTGTCACATTTAATGTGAATGTTCCTAAAGTGATAATCTTACTATCACTGTCTGGTGAGATTATATCACTGTCTGGTGAGATTATTCTAAAGGACTCAACTCCGGCAAAAGTTTCTCTCACTTGACTCTCCAATTCAGACTTTGCAAATTTAGTGTCAAACTTCATGTTTCCATAAGCAAAGAAAGTGTTCTTCACATAGTCCTCTACATAGTCTGTAATAGTAGCCCTATCATAGTCATCATCAATGATAAGGTTAGCAGTAAGATTAACTTTATACTCCCCATGTTCTTTAAACTGATAAGAAGTTCCCGGAATAATTCTTGAGTCAAAGAACACTGCAATCTTTTTCAGAAGTTCCTCTGTCATTTCATAACCCTGTCTCATAAGATAGAACACATTCATTTTCAGTTTTGTGGTTTCATCTGGAACACCTTTAGCAGATAACACCTCATAGAAGTTGATTCTTAAAAGGTCTGCATAGTCCTGTGCTGTGATTGCTCTGTCTTGAGTCCTAAAAGTAGCAGGAGCATTTTCTCTAATCTCCTCAATACTTTCTTTTTCATGACCGAGTACTAAAGGTTGGTGAGGATTAAAAGTCTTCTCTACATAAGCCACACTCTCTGAAATTTCAGTGATAGTGTTTGCTTTAACATTACCAATTTCTCCACCACCAGTTCTGTATGAAGCAATGATACCATTATCAAAGACAGCAGGAATTTTTCCTCTTGCACCACTACCAAATTCAACATAACAGTTATCAAACTCGTCCACTGTCACAGTGTAGTGTTTGCTTGTCTCGTCACTGTCAATAAAGGTGTTCACTTGAGTCCATAACTCAAATCCATTACCTTCATCAATCATCAACTGAATAGAGTCTGTAAGCACTTCTTGATAGTTCAGTTTAAAAGACTGATAAGGCTGTCCGTTTGAAGTACCTAAAAGGTCTTCATTAACAGAAGTTCCTTGTTGTACATTAACCATGTACTTATACTCACCTGCTTCTGTCTTTTCATCACCAAGTTCTCCGGCAGGAATGATAAGGTCATCTGTAGTCTCAAAATAAACAACAACCATATCAGTACTTTCAGCTGTGTGAACAACACTACCTTTAGGAATGATAATGTCTCTGTCCATCACATTACCTAAAACAAATACCTGTTGGATAACACTGGCTGTTTGGTTCTTTGCAATATACCTTAACTGTCTTGCTAACAACACCGCAATTCTTCTGTCTTGTGTGGTAGGCAGGAAACAGTCATTTGCAATTACATCACTGTATAAACTGCAAATATCCAGACCATTTGCAAGGCACTCAATAATGACAATACCTGCGTCAGTCTGGCTTGTATCAGTGTATTCCGGCATACGTTTCTGTAACTCCTGTATTAAAAGAGTTCTGTATGCTTCATAATCTCTACTTGTATAATCAATACCTTGTGTTAGTTTTCTACTCATTTACCTCACCTACCTCAAATTTTGCTGTGTACCAAGTCTCATACTTGATAATTTTAAAAGTTATGGTAGCAAAGAGAAAGCTACCTTTGTCTGTTGTTTCTACTGTGAACTCAATATTATCCTCAGAAGATTCTACTCTATCCTCAAGTCTTTCAATAGCGTCCATGATTCTTGTCTTCGCTATTGCTTGTAGTGTTTCATCATTCGGTTCAAACACCACATTGATAAGCTCTGAATAAATGTCAGCTTCCATTACTCTCTGTAAATAATGAGTTCCGAATATCTGTCTAAGACTTTCCACAATATGTGTCGGGTCTGTAGCACTTGTGGTTGACATTACTACACCACCTTGAGGTCCAATTCTAAAAGGATAACTGATACCTCTAAAACCACTTTTAGGCATAACTGATTCCTCCTTTATACATTAGGTGCGTCAACTCTTGTATCAGCATGAACGATACCTCCACCATTCTTACCGACATAAGCATTGACATTTCCTGCATTAAGATTGTAACAACTAACATTACCTTTCACTTCTAAAGAACCATCAACTGTTACTTTATTGTGAACGATTTTTAAGTCACATACACCTGCTCCAACATTTATTACAATCTCACCATTTTTCATAGTGATAGTACAGTCTGCATAGTTGATAATTCTAACCTTGTTTTTAGAAGAACCATAGCTCTTTCCTAAAGGAGTGGTCTCTTTCTGCCACCAGTTACCTAAATACACAGGAAAATTTGGGTCTCCTTTTTCAAAGGCAATCCAAATCGTCTCTTTTGGTTGAGGGAGACAGAAATCTCCACCTGTGTCATAAGCTACTGGAACACAAGGCTCACACCATGCACTTTCTATTTTATCTCCAAGAACATCTGGTATCAAACACTTTATTCTACCCCTTTTTTCTGGGTCATTGGTATTACTAACAATACCTTTATAAAATCCTGCATACGTTGTGGACATTTCTATTTCACCTCCTTATGGAATAATAAGTTTCAGACCAATAGGAAGTCTCCTATACTGTGATGGACTGATACCATTTGCATTTGCTATCTTAGGATATTGTGCTCCATTTCCATAATACTTTCTAGCAACACTCCACAGACATTCTCCGGCTTTAAGATAATGAATACGCTGTGAAGTCTTTTTAGGTTTTTTAGCAGGTTGAGTACCCTTTTTCTTTTCTGGTTTTTTCTTCTTTGGAACTTTCTTGTCCACAGTACTTGTAGAGGTCTTCTTTAAAGAGTTTCCAAAGTCCGTCTTAATAACTGTGGCTGAATGAGAATATCCTTCTTTACTTATCTGTCTTGTTACATCTTGCACAAAATATAAACCAGACAGATACTTACCTAATCCATTTAACTTTACAGTGTCTCCGGCAGTGAGTTTAATGGTCTCTTTTGTTGCAATAAACTTTAGTTGACCTGTGAGAATATTGTACTCAATCGTGTTATATTTCTTCTCTGCACTACCTGTTGAAGAGTTCGGGTTAGAATTACTTGAAGTCATGTTTCCACCACTACTTGAGGAAGGTTTTGTATTACCACTTCCAGAAGAGGGTTGTTTATTACCACCAGATGAAGGTCTTCTGTTAGAAGAACCTCCACCACCGCTAGAAGACCATTTACCTGTAGTTGGGTCATATGTCATTGAACCGCTTCGAGCCATTAAATCTCACCTCCTTTAACTCCATGTTTTCTTGTTAGGGTTATAAGTATACGACCTACCACTGGAAGAACCTCCACTTGGAGTATTCTTTGTTTTACTGTCTGTTGTTCTTTTAGAAGTAACCTTCGTAGAACTCAGTTTCTTATTAGAAGATTTAACCACAGAAGAACCAACTTCAACTTGAGCAGATTCCTTGTTAATTTTCGGACTAAAACTAATAAGGTCATGTGGATAATTTAAGTAAGTCAAGGTCATTTTTGGGTCTTTCAAGTGACCTTTCTTCACATAATAAAAGGTGTTCCCTATAAGTCTTGCTGTAAATGGATAAACTTCATTACCTGCTAACTGAGTAATAAAGTCAATATCCGTCTGGTCTGATTGTGTGATAGTCTCTTGTTTCTCAAAGGCATACCCACTCTCAATCACACATTTAAAACCATAGCTTTTCACGATTTTCTGTACTACCTTTGCGTTGGTAGTATTTTTGAAAGTGTTACTCTTTTTCTTTCGATTCATCAAGTGAGTATTATCCATACAGGTAACTGTTAAGAGAGGGAGACCACTCTCTTGAAAGATAATATCAATAGCAGAAATATATCCCTCAAATTTAACTCTATAGGAAACTCCTACCCAACCTAACTGTACTTTTATTTTGTTGTCTTCAATGAAGATATTATCCTCAATGTAAAGAAACTCTGGGTCAGCAATCTTAATGACACACATATCAGAACCATCTACTGTTTCTGTTATCTGAATATTATTGATACACTGCTTTTTATCCATTCCCAACTTTTTACCACTTATCCATACATTATATTCGATTGCAAGAAGTTCTCCATTTTTATAGCTTGACATAGAACACCTCCTACACGTTTACAATTTCTAAGACTTCATCATAATCTGGGATAAAGATTCTGTCACCATACTCAATATCAAACTCTGTTCTGTATTTAGGATTTGCGTCTAAAATAGCCCATCTTAAAGCACATATCCCATAATACTTATAGGCAACACCATCTAAGGTGTCACCTTCTACCCATTCATGCACTGTAGCATTGGCAATATTGAAACTAAATCTACTCCGCATTTTAAGTATTGGACTTGAGTTACCATATCTTGTGTACAGTGGTGTTTGCAGGTATCTTGAATTTTCGTACATCATACTCTTCCCACCTGCCTTAATGTTAATGTGAATCTTGTCATAATAGGTCTACCATAACTATCAAGCCACTCGTCATTTACTTTCAGCTTTTTCAGTACACACACTTTAACGAAATAGCCATAAGCAAAAGTAACCGTAGGTGGCTTTTTAAAGGAACTTTTATTATATTCCGGTGGCATGAGTGCTTCAAAGAATTTCCTAGCTGTGTTAATCTTTCCACTGTAAGGTTTATCATACATAAACACTTCCACTGTAAACTCTCTGACTTTACCACCAGAATATTGTGTTAAAGGATAGCTCATACCGGGAGAGTCAATGTCACTAAACATTGACTCCCTTTCATAAGGCACACTGGTAGGATTGAACTGACATACCAGTTTTTTATTGGTTGAGTTGTTGATAAAATAACACTTTGTCTTTGCCGGACTATCAGCATTAAACTTTCTGCTCACTGTCAATTCCTCCTTCCTAGTAAGCTAACTCTGGGTCTGGTGCATTGATATTCTTGTAATGAGCCATCTTCTTAATCTGCTGTTTTCTTGCAATCTTATCCATGATAAGGTCTGCAAGTCTTTCTGCTTCTGCTTCGGACGCTCCGTTTGCTTGAATTACAATAGCACCAGAGTTAAAGGTTACTGAATTATCTGTGTCTCCACCTTGAGTAGTTGTCTGTTGTGTGTTGTTATTCGTGTAATAATTACCCGGAATAACAGGACTTCCACTATCAGTAGGTGTTGGAGTAGGTTTAAATGGTTCTGGTGAATCTACACTTACTTCCGGCAGGAAAGGTGTAAGAGAACTTACTGCGGAAGAGATTCCACTTAAAGCACTTGTAAATGCACCTGTTACACTGCTGATTAGTGTATTATTTGAAGAACTGTTACTGTTAATAAGGTTTCCTACTTTAGAAGCAAGTACACTTATCCACCCAGTATTTTTCTCAAGTGGCATAACAGCTTCTTGACCATTCTCACCGACACCGATTACACTTGGTTTATCAAACACACCACCCTTTTCATACCAACTAACACTAAGGTGTGGTACAGAAGGTGGGTTAATACTAAGACTACCACTAATACTAAAGTGAGGAAGTGCAATATGTGGTAATTGTAACCTACAACTACTAAAGAAACCACTAATCCTACTTAAAGCACCAGATACAATACTCTTAGCACCATTCATTACATTGCTGATTGTGTTCTTAACTGCATTAAACACGCTTGATACAGTACTCTTGATACTTGCACCTATAGATGACACAGTACTCCTCACAGCATTAAATCCTGTAGACACTACACTCTTTATACCACTAATGACATTAGAGATAGTGCTTTTAATACTGTTCCAAACAGAGCTAACTGTACTTGAAATCCCACTTAACACACTTGAAATAGTGCTTTTAATGGTATTCCATGCTGAACTGATAAAACTTGCAATCGCACTTACCACAGTAGTTATCACAGATTTGATTGCGTTCCAAATTACCTGTACAACATTCCAGATTGCTTGTAAAGCAGTACCAATAGTGCTTACAATAGCACTGAAAATAGAAGAAATCACATTCCAGATACTTTGTAGTATAGTGCCAATGAAGTTAAGGATAGCACCAAACACACTTTGAACACCTTGCCATATTCTATCTAAGTCACCAGTAAAAATTCCCACAATAATATCAAGAATACCACTGACAATGTTCATAATACCACTTAAAGCAGAACTTATAATATTCACAATAGAATTAACTACTGTGACAATAACATTCCACACACCTTGAATGAATGTGGAAATTGTGCTTATAACACCTTGAACTAAAGGTACTAAAACATTAACAAGAAACTCTCCAACAGAAGATATAGCACTAATGATAGCTTGGAATACTGGATTACTTGCAATCTCCTGTGCTTTCTGTACAATGAAGTCTTTCACTTTACCAAAAGCATTACCAATCATTCCGGCAACTTCTACAACTTTATCTTTAAAGTTTAAAAAAGCGTCAATTACTGGTTGAATTGCTGTTTTTAAATTCTCCCAAATAGAACTGAGTCCATCTTTTAAGGAGTTCCAGATATTCATACCTTCCTCTTTTAGAGTAGTCCAAATGCCAGACACTTTCGCTTTAAATTCCTCCCAATGTGTCACTGCATAAGTAATAATAGGTGCGAGGACTGCAATAATCGCCGCAATCACTGGTGCTGATAAACCACTAAAGAATCCTACGATAGCACTACCTATACTTTGCAAAGCTGGCATAATAACTGTACTTCCGAAATTTGCTAATGCAGGTCCGATAGTCTGTGTAAAGATAGGCACAATCCTTGAAGCTATATTTGCCAGTCTTGGAAAGATTGCTCCCAACTTACTTGTCAAACTACCCGGAGACATTAACACAGAAAAAGCGGATTTGATAAAACCACCAAGTTTTGTAAAGGTAGGGAAGAGTTTAGTAACAAACTTTCCAATACCACCGATAGCTCTACCTACACCACCAAAGGCTTTCGCTAATGTTCCTACTATACCTACTACTTTTGCGACTTTACCAAAAATACTATCAAGTACTTTAAACACTGCAAAGAACACTATTGCTTTAGCTGTGAATTTACCGAAACTCTCTCCGAATTTGAACCATGCGTCAGCGTCACCACTGGAAAGTAACTGGAAGAAAGAAGTCAGCTTTTCAAGAGCTGTGTCAATAAATGTTCCTTTTAAGTTTGTCTGTAATCCTTGAATGAAATTCTTGATACTGTCACTTACCTCTTTAAATCCTGCAATAAATCCTTCTTTGAATAAACCGAATCTATATTTAAGGTCAAGGATTGCTTCAATCAAAGGAAGTACCCCTAACTCTTTCGCTTTTAAGAATGTGTCCTCACTTAACGTAAATCCATCATCACTATTCCACAATTCTGATAAGGCACGACACACTATCATCAATTTCATAAGACCTACAGTGAGGTTATTCCAGAAACCACCTTTACTCTGTAAGTCTGTAACCACATTCATCATTCCACCAACACTCATGTTAATAGCACCTCTAGCTGTGCTGAATGAGTTCATAAGGTTCTGAACGAATCCAGTGATTAAAGTTCTGATTCCTGCGAAGTCTGTCTTCCATGCAAGATACATACCACCAATGGCAAGACCTAAAGGAAGAAGTCTGGCTGTGATTGCTTTCAGACCTCCTACAAGAATACTCTTCATAGAGGAGAAGCTACCACCCATAGCCATTAATACAGTTGCAAGCCCGGATAATGAGGAAACTACTTTAAGTGCCAAACCTGTTAAGGTTAAAAGGACACCTGCAAATGCTGTCATCTGTATTACAAACTTGGCAAGTTTCGGTTGAGTGGTAGTAAGTTTAGTAACCCATCTGATGAAGTTACCAATAGCTTTACCTGCACTCACTAATGGTTTAATAATGAAACTTAAACTCTCCGCAATTACTTTCGCTATAGAAGCCATATCTGCGTCACTGATTTCAAAGATAGCACTGGTTACACCCTGTAATGCTTCTTTCAAATCATTAAACACACCTGCGTCTGCAACTGCAAGGAAGAGTCTTGTAAACTGGTCGGACACGTTAGAAAGTGTCTGAGACCATGTATTCATATTTGACATCATAAGACCTGCAACACCTAAGTTGTCTGCAAGGTCAGCGAAGTCTTGTGCAATCTGTTCTGGTGTATCTCCCCATGAACGACCCAAAATACCCTCAACGTCAACGTCAAGAGCATTTTTAAGGGAACGTACTTCACCACTGAAAGCATTTCGGATAGCTGTACCCCACTGCATAGCAGGTACATCTGGTCTAAATGCCATAAGGTCTCCAATGAATCCCATCAGTTCTTGTTGGAATCCATTTTTCGCACTTGTCAGAGTCTCAAATGCGTCAAGACCATTCGCTGTGATAGTGGTAAACATACCAGAAAGGTCATTGATTTCAAAAGGTGTTTTAGCCGCAAAGCTCATTAACTTACTAATAGCTTCTTGACCTTTTTGTGCATCACCTGTTAAAGCATTTACAGTGATACGCAAACTCTCAAACTGACTACCAGTATCTACTGTACCTTGTAGCAGTTTTTGGAACATACCAGTAATGGTTGTTCCCATACTTAGAAAGGTGTCACCTAACTGCCCGGTCATTGTTGAGAGTGAACTCAGAGCAGTCAAGTCTGCCATTCTATTTATAGAGTCTGTTGACTGCTCTGCCATCTGCGTCAGTCTCATTAACTGATTCGCCGCATTGTTTATTCCGGCAGTAGCGTTGTCAGTGAAGGACAAGATAAGTCCTAAACCAAAATCCATGAGGTAAACCTCCTTTCTTCTTATCTATTTTCTTTATAAGAAGACTTCGGAGTATTACCACTATTATTGCTACCTTTACTTTCGGCTTTAATCTGCTGTTTTATTCTATCATTCCACACACCTCTTTCAGTGCATGGCATATTCCAAAGCTCTTCTCTGCCCCAGTGATAGAAATAAGCAAGATTGTGAATTTCCATGACAGTTACATCAATGGGGGAGAGAACTAATATCTCTTCCCCCAAAAATGCAACAAACTCCATTAGAAAAAATCAGAACTACCTACCTGTCCACTAATGTCTTCACCACACACATCACAAGTGATTTCAAGGTTGGTATCAATGCCGAAAACATTTTCTTTAATTAAATCCTGCAAGTACTCTCTGTCTCTTAAACTCATATCTGCCACTCTGTCATTAAATACAGGTGTTCCGTCATCAAAGCTCATTAAACGTGTTAAGAGCATTGTTGTGGCAGAAGCCATGTTCTTCTTAAACAATGGGAACACAATCTCTCTGTCTTCTCCGTTCATCTGTCTAAGAGTGCCAATCTTATGTACTGCTCCCTTAGAGTCTTTGTAACCTCTACCCGGCAGTTCAAATCCATAAGTGTACATTCCATTAAACGGAGTGACTTCAAACTCGTCAATTCCAACGATAGTCTTTAGGGTTGCTTTACAGTTCGGGCATTTGTGGGTAAATGTAATCTCATTACCCTTGGAGAGCTGTCTGACTTTCATAGCCATGTAGTCAAGGTCTGCTCCCAGAAGACTTCTGATTAACTCTCCCCACTTCTTCGGACCGAGTTCTTTTCTGGTCTTGCCACCAATGTCTACCACTGTTCTCTCTAACAGTACATTGACTAATCTACCACCATTCGCTCTAATCTCCGGCTTGTTGATTGCTTCTTCATCTTTACCATTCATTTCACGGTAAGAAAAAGTTCTGAGGTGTTCACCCTCATACTCAATACCTGCTAAAAGAGGTTCGTCTCTGACAATACCATCTTCATCAACAACACTGTCATTCAACTGCCGAATATTCTCCTGCTCAATCTGTTCAACAACACTTGCCATACTCTCGTCTTTTGCTTTCTTTAATGCCATAATCAATTCCTCCATTAAAATAATTATTGAAAATTTGCTACCCTTATAATACAACAAAAACCTCCCTAATGCAATAGGAAGGTTTCTGGTGTTTTATTTCATTGTGTGATTACAGGAAGTACTCAAATGTCATTGTCAGTGTTTCAATGATTACATCACTGCTTGTAGCGTCCAAATCAGCACATTCATACTTACTGAACCATGCTTCTGCACACTTAAACTCTCTGCGGATTTTTCCAAATCTGTCACAAACTTGGATAACCACTGTGTTACGAACCGTGTTGTTGTTAAACACTTTCTCATAAATACCTTGCAGGTAGTCATCAGCGTACATACCTCTTTCAAAGGTAACATCACTAACAGTCTCTCTACCCGGAAGTTTATGTGTATGGTCATACATATTCTCAAGGTACTCAACTACCTCTACTTCTCTACTGAGACCTCCGACTTTCTGAAAGCCTACACCAGTAGGAAGACCCGGAATAGAGACTCTGAACATGAAAGACTGTAAAGGGTCTGCTTCAATGGTTCTTGAAGCCATAGCATTTAAAGCAAGCCCTTTAAACATATTGTATAACTTATTCATGCTTTATTCCTCCTTATTAAGAATTACTTGCCATAGAGTGAGCAAGTTTGATAACCACAAACTCAGCAGGTTTAACAGGAGCATAACCAATCTCAACATACAGGAAACCATTGTTGATAGTTGCGTCTGTGTTGTTGGTAGCGTCACAAGTGACATAGTATGCTTCTTCTGCTGTACCTTTCAGCACTCCATTTAAACGGAGAGTTTCAAGGAAGTCTTGACAAGTAGCTGTCACTCTACTCCACAGTGATTCGTCATTCGGCTCAAACACTGCAAACTGTGTTCCGGCATACAGAGACTTCTTGATATTGTAGTTGATAATTACATCAGTTACATATCTCATATCCGCTTTCGGATTAAGACCTCTTGCACCCCAGACAACAATACCTGCATTTGTTCTGGAAACAATACAGATAACACCCACAGGGTTAAGTTGACCAATTTCAGCGTCAGTCAGTTTCTTCTCCATAGAAAGGAAACCTTTAACTACTGCGTCAACTCCGGCAGGTGCTTTCTTGATACCTTGCTGACCGATTACTCTGGAATAAACACCCATCACATGACCTGCTGTTGGAACTGTCTTTGTACCATTCGTAAGAGGGTCAGATACAACACCCCACGGATAAGCAAGACAACCACCATAAGCACTGATACTCTTTCTGTACTCCTTGGTCTCTTTAACAGTAGAACCAATCGGCATATCCAGAATCGAGAATAACATATGTGCATCACAGTAGGTTAAAATTCCGTCATTAACTGTTTTAGAAGTCTGCCCCGGAATAGCAAGAAAACTTGCGTCATCAATGGTACTGCAAACCTCAAGTGCAGAAACGTAGTTACTGTCAGCTAAATCTTCAATACCATCTGCTCCGTCAGCAAGAGTAATTGTCTCCTCCTGTAACTTTGTCAGTGCTGTTTCAGCTTTAGCAACAATCCAGTTCTGTGTGGTAATATTACTATTGATAGTGTCCACAATAGTATCTTTTGTTACTTCTGTAATTGTTGCCACTCCTTCATCAGAAGAACTCATAGTAACAATTACATCAAACACCTCATTGGTGTTCTCTACCCAGTCAGCACTTTTCTTAATCTGAACAGTAGGTGCAATCGCTCCCGGATATTTTGCTTCAATCTGTAATCCAGTGTTTAAAGTTCCTATGGCTTTTGCTTTCTTTGCTTTGTTAGAAGCAACACGAACAACATACACAGAACTTCCACCATTAGCAAAAAATCCATATACAGAGTACGGAAGGTCACTGCTCTTCATAAAAGGTGTTTCAAGACCATTTGCGAAATTCTGAATGAACTCTGTCCAAGATGATACTAAAACAGGCTCATTTACAGGACCACTCTTCATAGCACCAATCAGAATACCGATTGTGGAACTTGCTTGCTGAATAGGACTTGCACCAGTTGATACGTCTTGAATGTAAACGTCTGGTCTATTGAAATCCATAGTCTATTCCTCCTTACTTTCTTTATTGTCAACTGTCTTTTCAACAGTAGGCTTTTTAGCTGTCTTCCTTTCGACAACCTCTCTCACTGTCAGAAGTTCTTGTTCCGACAGATTTTTCAAATATCCGGTGTACTGTTTATCACTAATCTGTTTCTCTTTACCCGGAAACAGTCTTAATGTTTTTCCATCACCGAGAGTACAAACAATAGGTCTGTTAATACTCATATTTTTAATGATGTAGGACATTTTCTTCCTCCTTTACAAGTATCACCTGTTAATAGTAAACCTAAAGCAATTACTCCGAACTTTCGGAAGAGTCTGCTTTCAACACTCTATCTGCAACCATGTGAACATTATAACCTACTTCGTCATCTAATTCTACCCATATCACATAAGAAATTACAGAATGGAATAATCTTTTTTGATTTTTAATCAAGTCCGAGGACTTCATACTCTCATTCAGTAACACATTAGAAGACCTTTCAACACCTCCGTCATCAATCACTTTCAGATTGAACTGTCGGAAGTGTTTCATAAGCCATGTTCGTGTCATGGTATTTATATCTTCTTTATATCTCGACCAGAAATCAATCTGGTATATAAGATTAAAAGGTACTGCTGAATCCTGCATACTGAGTAAATTCTCTTCTTCATTCTTGCCCATAATCACTGGGTTAGGGTTGTATCTCCTTGCGTCAAACCTATTAAAGATGTGAGTAATCGTCACACAAGGAATTTGCTCTTCCCTTAAATCTTCTTCTGGGTCTCTGACAAACACCATCTTATCTGTTACTGGTTCTATTGTACCCATAGTCGTAAGGTACTTAACTGTATTCAGAATTTCTTCTTTCAGTCCTTTTTCAACTTCTTCAAACCAAACATTAGCCGACATTTCTCACACCTCCTTATGGCTCAACAATCTCTTTAAACAACTCTTCCCAACTCTTCTGTAGCAGGTCTTTTACTTCTTCAAAAGTTGGTCTCACCAATGGTCTTGGAGGTAACTTATCAGTACCATACTCAAGCCATATCATAAGCTCACTCATTTTCATTCCACCTTCATGTGACTTCCAAGGTGAAGCACCTACAAAGATTGTACTGCCAGTAGCACTTGACTTAATACGTCTTACTTCAAGTCCATTTGCTAACTGTCCAGTCTCAATCATAATAGTAGTGTCACCACCTTTAAGCTCAACTGTGTGGTCTGCTAATGGTGTCCAACCTAAATCTTGGCTGTAGATATGACCTTTCATCTTTTCAAGAACCATCTGACCATCTTCATAGAATTTTGCTTCAAAAGCAGGTTTCAACTTAACTGCAATATTGCGTAAGTGAATACCTGCTCTATTCCAATCTCCTGTCATTTGAAGTTTCAGTGACATTCAAACCACCTTCCTCTTCATTGTCATCAGTGATAAAAATGGAAGTAACATCTGACCTGTACTCACACTCGAATACAATAGTCAAGAACACATCTTCCACAAAGGTCATAGGTTTTACATTCTTAATCTCATAGTAAGCACCATGAAACTCAATGTAACCTCTTTTAAGATACTCCCAGTCTTTCTCAGTTTGACAAGCAACACCTTTGTCTCTTAAAGACTTATAAGGCACTGTGAATTTTGGAAGGTCTTTAAATTCCGATTCTACAACCTCGTCACCTTTGGCTTTCATATTACTCTGGGTTTTTGCTACAAGTAAGACAGGTTTTTTATACCTTTTGACTTTTGACTCTCCATAAAAACCACCATCTGTATCTGGACTTAACAGATAAAGATTTACTCCATCACTCACACCATCTGTGAACATGATAGAGTAAACTTCATTCAATCCATCTACGAAAGCGTCTTGAATCTCTTTATCCATTAGCACCACCTCCGAAAGAATCAATATTGATTTCCTCTTCGGTCATTACAGGAGGAGTCTGGAATGTGACTTGCTTATATCCAAACAACTGATTTCTCTCAATAGAAAACACTGCCAAATAATACTCTTTTTCTGGTTGAAGTCCAGTGACTCTTTTGTGTGTATTTCTAAAATTCATTGTGGACATTACAAGTTCAGCACCTTCCAAAACTTTATCTTCTGCTTTTGTTCCCTCCTTGTAAATATCAATAATAGGACTCTCACTCACATACACCAGATATTTACCAAAGTGGTCGTTATTAAAGGAAGACCAACTAAAGGCTACTGAATCAGTGGTAATCTCTCCTACTTTAACTCTCACAATAGGAACAGGACCATGTTCATAGTTCCTCAGTGAGTAGTGGTTCTTTGAGCGAATTGT